GGCAGTCTTTGCGGAGCGTTACGACGGCACAATGGTAAAGCCCGCAAGCCTCGGCGGTGAGGGTGGCGGCTTCGTTGGCATGCCGTTCGATGTGACGCTGGGCGGTACGCGCACGACCGGAACGGCTGCGGTCGGCAGCAACGGTGCAGTTACGTTCACGGCTGATTCTGCTGCGTAAGGAGGGGCTATAAATGGCAGATATCAGATTTGATACTGGTGTACAGTCCTTCCAAATTAACGGCGGCGTAAGTGTAGAGTTCAACCCTACGGACAGTGAATTTGCGAAAAAGCTGTTTTCGCTGTTCGAAGAGTTGGAATCCAGACAGCATGAATACGCAAAACGCGCCGAAAACGAGACGGACCCGAAAAAAATTCTCGATTTGGCAGATCAGTTCGACAAGGAGATTCGCGAAAAAATCGATGGAATTTTTGGAAAGCCGATTTGTACTGAAGTGTTCAGGACAAACGTAATGGCGCTTGCAAATGGTCTGCCGGTATGGGCGAATCTTATGCTTGCTGTCATCGACGAGATGGACGCTGGTTTCGATCTCGAAAAAACCAGACTAAGCCCAAGAGTAAAACAGTACACGGACAGATGGGCGAAAAGAAAGCGCTGATCTACGCGCTCCCGACGTCAGCTGAGGTAAACGGCAAAACATATCAGATTGAATCAGATTATAGAGCGGTGCTGGATATCCTCGCCGCTCTTTCTGATAAAGATTTGACGGAAGAGGAGCGCACCATTGCTGCCCTTGAGATATTCTACCCTGACTTTGACGATATTCCGCTTTCAGATTATGAGGAAGCACTGCGGAAATGTTTCAGGTTTATTGACTACGAGCAAGACAAAAAGGAGCAAAAAAAGCAGCCGACGTTGATGTCGTGGGAGCAGGACTTTGCGATGATTGTCGCGCCCATCAACAGAATTGCAGGATGTGAAATCCGCGCATTGGAATATCTGCACTGGTATACGTTTTTATCCTATTATCAGGAAATTGGAGACTGCCTGTTTGCCCATGTGGTAAGTATCCGGGACAAGAAATCTCACGGGAAGCCTCTTGACAAGCAGGAACGAGAGTTTTACAGGCGAAACCGTGAAATTATTGATTTGAAAACGAATTACACAGACGCAGAAAAGGATATTCTGGCAGCGTGGGGTGTCTCAAAATAAGGTGGTGAGAAAATGGCAGATGGGAAAATCGTTGTGCAGGCGGAAGTTGATGCGAAAAAAGCACAGCGGGAGCTTGATAAACTTACAGCGAGAATTGACAAGCTGGAAACTGACCTGAAAAAGAGCAGCGGCGAGCAAAGCGGGATCAAGGCACAGCTTGACGCGGCAAAGGAATCCGCAAAACAGGCAGAAACTGCGTTGAAATCGTTGCGTGCAGAATCTGAGCGGCTGCGGCAGGTCACATCCGGCGAGGTTTCTGCATCGCCTGATGCGTATATTTCTGCATACAGTCGGCAATCCGAAGTTGCTGCACAGATTAAGGAACAGGAAGCGCGTCTGAAAGAGCAAGACAAGATCGTTGAGAGCTTGGACGGCAAGTACGCAAAAATTACGGACAAGGTAATGGAGCAGACCTCCGCGCTGGACGCGGCGAAGACACGCGCAGGAGATCTTACGCGAGAGATTACAAACGCAAGCGGCGCGTCCGAACGGATGGAGCTTGCCGCAAAAAATGTTTCCGACAGCATGAACACGTTCAGCAAGCGTGTTTCCGGGCTTTTTAAGCGTGTCCTGGTGTTCTCTCTGATTACTAGAGCGCTGCAAAGCCTGCGGACATGGCTCGGGAAAACAATCATGCAGAACGAGGAGGCGCGTGCAGCGGTTGCGCGGCTTAAGGCGGCGTTTTTGACGCTGGCTCAGCCGATTCTTCAAGTCGTGATCCCCGTTTTTGTGAGGCTTGTGGACATTCTGACACAGGTTGTTACAGCTATCGCAAAGTTTTTCGGCATGCTGTCCGGCAAAAGCTGGGGCGCGCAGGTCGCAGCGGCAAAAGGGCTGAATGCGGAAAAAGAAGCAATCGAGGGGGTAGGCTCCGCAGCTGAAGACGCCAGCAAGAGCATGGCGAGCTTCGACGAGATCAACCAGATTACCAGCAATCAGGCGTCGGATGCTGGCGGCGGTGGCGGCGGCTCTTCCGGCACGGAGGGCATCACCCCGGATTTCTCGAATCTTGATATGGCAGAAGACAAACTGCATGATATTCTCGGGATTGTCGGTGCGATTGCGGCCGGTTTGCTTGCGTGGAAAATCGCGAGTATGTTTACAGATGATCTCAGCAAGATCGGTGGCATTGCACTTGCCGCGGCGGGCGCGTTTGCGCTTATCTATTTCTGGCTGGACGCATGGAAAAACGGAATCGATTTGCAGAACTTCGCCGGTATGCTGGCTGGACTCGTGGCGTTGGCTGGTGGCCTTGCGATTGCATTTGGCGCAACTGCTGCGGGCATTGCCCTTGTAGTAGGCGGTCTTGCAATGCTGATTGTCGGCATTAAAGATGTGATTGAAAACGGCCTGACGTTAGAAAATACGTTGACGATTATCGCCGGGCTTCTTGCCGCTGGCATTGGTATCGGTCTTCTGACTGGAAACTGGATCCCGCTACTCATTGCGGCAATTGCGTCCGTTCTGCTGGCCCTTGTGTACTTCACCGGGCACGGTGAAGAGCTTATCAGCGGCCTGAAAGATGTTGTTGAGGGTTTCGGCAAGTTTTTCAAAGGCGTTTTCTCAGGCGATTTGAAGCTCGCAGCAGAGGGCGCAAAGCAGATCTGGGAAGGTATGAAAAAAACGTGGAACGCCATTGTAAGCTCCATCCGCGATGCGTGGAATGCGTTCATCACGTGGATGCAGTCTAAGAACCCAGCGCTGGCCGCGATCTTTCAGACTATCGGGAAATTGTTTTCCGACCAGTACAACGCATGGGTAAAAATCCTGAAAGGTTTGATCACGTTCCTGACCGGCATTTTCACAGGCGACTGGAAAAAGGCTTGGAACGGTGTGCTCGAAATTTTGAAGGGTATCTGGAATCTAATTGTCGGCACGGTTGAGGGCGCAATCAATTTCATCATTGACGGTATCAATCTCCTAATTTCCGCGCTGAATAAAATTCAGGTCAACATTCCCGAGTGGGTCCCGTTGTTGGGCGGCAAGACCTTCGGCATCAACATTGCGCCGGTCAGTAGAATCGAGCTTCCCCGTCTCGCCTCCGGCGCGGTCATCCCGCCGAACCGGGAATTCCTCGCGGTGCTGGGAGACCAGAAGAGCGGGACGAATATTGAGACGCCGCTGGAAACCATGCTGCAGGCGTTCCGGCAGGCACTCAACGAGAATGGAGGCAGCGGCCGGAGCATCACGGTCGTGCTCGAGATGGACAAGCGGGAGTTCGCCCGCGCCGTCTACAAGGCAAACAATGATGAGACGCAGCGTGTCGGCGTGAAGCTCGCGGGGGTGAAAGCATGAATAGTGTATTGAGCCTTGACGGAAAAGCGTATCCGAATCTGCACGTCGTGAGTCTGAAACGTTCGTTCTCCGTGCTTGATGGCGACAATGCCGGGCGCGTGATGACCGGCGCAATGACGCGCGACATCATCGGCACCTATTACAATTACAGTCTGGAAATTGATTCCGTGACATCGAACCCCGAGGAATACGACGAGTTTTATGAAACGATCTCCGCACCGGCAGACAGCCACGTACTGACAGTCCCCTATGCGCAGACGACCATGACGTTCGACGCGTATGTTGCAAATGGCGACGATGAACTGGCGTCCAGCTATGCCGGGAAAAACAGCTGGCAGAACCTGACCGTCAATTTTGTTGCCATGAAGCCCAAGAGGACCCCGGCATGAGCGTGAGAGTAGTATATGAGGACGTCGCGGTCGGCGCTGCAGCTGCGTCGACAGTAACGACGACGGCGAGAAAAGACTTTGCCAACCCTGCTCTGATCCCCTACGGTACAGACGCCGGGCTGCTGGCGTCATTCGAGCAGAATCAGTGGGTTCTTGACGGGACGCGCGTCTTGCTCGGGAGCCAGCGGGCCGCATTCTGGTCCGCGGTGCAAAGCAACGACGACTGCACGTTTGACGCAGCACCGACGATCACGATCTCCCTGAACGGTCAGTTCTCGTCCCCGGGCATTTTCTTCTACTTCGACGGCTCGGAGGGTGACTATTGCAGTGAGATCGTCCTGACGTGGTACAACGGCGAAGAACAGCTTGCGAGCAAGACCTTCACGCCGAACTCGTACAAGTATTTCTGCGAGCAGCAGGTCGACCTATATAACAAGCTCGTCATCCAGATCAATAAGACGAATCTGCCAAAGCACTACGCGAAGATTTCACAGATCTTCTTTGGCATCGTCCGGGAATTTGAGCGGGCGGAACTCCGCTCCGTCAGAGTGACGGAGGGCCTGAACATCATTTCAGACGATCTGGAGATCAACACGCTCGACTTCTCGCTGGACAGTGCGGATGACATTGATTACGTCTTCCAGCAGAAGCAGCCCGTCAGCGCGTATGACTCGGATCACCTGATCGGCGTGTTTTACATCGAATCGTCCTCCCGCAAGAGCGTCAGCGTCTATGATGTCTCCTGTATCGATGCCCTCGGCGTCATGGACAGTGAGCCGTTTGCGGCTGCGATCTATTCCGGCGCGTCCGCAAAGACGCTGATACAGACGATCCTTGCCGGGCACTTCACACTGGAATACGACTCCGCGCTGGATGACGCGAAGGTCACGGGCTACATCCCGGACTGCACGAAGCGCGAGGCGCTGCAGCAGATCGCATTCGCGATCTGCGCCACCATCGACACCAGCGGCACGCGCGGGATCAAGGTGCGGAAGCTCCCGGCTGACGAACCGGTGGAGATCCCGCTGGACCGGATCTATACCGGCGGCAGCGTGGAGACGTCCTCCCCGGTGACGGAGGTGCGCGTGACGGCGCATGCGTATAAAACGACCGGCAGCGGTGACAGCGTAGAGGTCGACGGCACGACGTATTACCACACGACGACCGTCACGACGAAGACCAACCCGAAGGTCACGGCTACGACGAAGCCGAATGTTGTTGAGGTCAAGGACGCGACACTGGTCAGCAGCAGTAACGTCGCTGCGGTCGCCCAGCACGTCTACGACTATTACATGCGCCGCCAGCGCCACAGCGCACGGATCGTCATGGACGGCGAGACCCCCGGCGATTACGTCAAAACGACAACGCCGTGGGGCAGCACGATCACCGGTACGATCACCAGCATGGGTATCCGCCTCAGCGGTATTGCAGCGGCGGATTGCGAAATTGTAGGATCCTGAGAAACGGAGGTACATCCTATGGTCCAGGGTGATGCCTATAACATCGATATTTCCATCACGAACAACGGCGAAGCGCTCGATATCGACGATATCGAGACCGTCGAGGTCTCGCTTCTGTATCTGCAGAAGAAATACCCCGGCGAAGTCGAATACAAGGACGGAAAATTCCGCTTCCCGCTGACGCAGCAGGAGACATTCAAGCTCCCGCGGACCTGCCAGATGCAGGTGCGGGTGAAATTCACTTCGGGGGATGTCATCGGTTCCCCGATCCAGCAGATCGACGTTCTGCACGCGCTGTCAAAGGTGGTGCTGTAATGGTTCCAGTGACGCCGGTCGCGTTTGAGCTGGCCGGAGATCGCGCGCTGCGCTTTGACACCGGCGGAGGCAGCGACGTCTCCTTCGGCTTCTCGGCCTCCATATCCGCCGGGGGCGGCAAGCCTTACACCGGGGCATACGAGGTCACGCCCAAGATCTATGAGGCGGTCTCACTGGAAACGAAAGACCGCTTCCTGAAAGACAATGTAACCGTCAAGAAGATCCCCCAGTATATCGTCTCGAACGATGCGGGGGGTGCAACACTCATTATGGGGGATGAATATTATGGCTAATCAATATGTAAACAAGGTTATCATTGGTACTGAAGTTAAGCTCGATCTTACTCAGGACGATATCACTCCTGATAAGCTGGCTGAGGGTATTAAGGCCCATGACAAATCTGGCGCACCTATCGTTGGTACGAGTACGAAGGATGCTGACACCAGCGATGCAACTGCCGTTGCTGCAGAAATCTTGAAGGATAAGACAGCATATGTGGCAGGCTCTAAGCTGACTGGCACAATGCCCAATAACGGTGCAAAGCACCTGAAAATCACCAATAAAGACACTCCTGTGCCTATTCCGATGGGCTTCCATGACGGCTCCGGTGATGCTGCTATCGACGCTGATGAAGCTGCAAAGCTGATTCCGGCCAACATTCGTGAGGGTATTACAGTGCTCGGTGTTGAAGGCACTATGTCTGGTTCTGAAGGTGTAAAGCCTCAGGCGAAGACAGTTACTCCGACATTCACACAACAGGAAGTTACACCTGACAGTCCTGATTACAATTATCTGTCTTCTGTGACGGTTGCTGCAATTCCTGTCACCTACACCGATAATGCTCAGGGAGGCCAGACACTGAAAGTAGGTGCTTGATCGTGGCAGTCAACAAGGTTGAGATCAACGGCGTGGTCAAGCTCGATCTAACGGCGGATACTGTTACGGCAGCAAAGCTTGCACATGGCGAGACTGCGCACGACGCGAGTGGTAAACTCATCACCGGCACCATGATTGTTCCGCAATTGCAGATTGTCATCACAACCAGCGCGGGCGCAACTGTCACAGCTACGAAGGGCAGCAAGACGGTTTCCGGAACGGCGGATGCGAGTGGAAACTGCACGTTGATAGTCGACGAGGTTGGAACATGGACGGTAACAGCAACGACAGCAAGCACAACAAAGACGGCAGATGTTGTGGTTGGGACAGCTAATGTCGATTTGGTCATGATCGACCCCGTGTTCGGAAATAACAGCTGGGCTGCAATTATTAAGGCCTGTCAAGAGAAACAAGTTCCCAACACATGGAACGTCGGCGACAGATGCAACATGACGATTAACAACAGTACCTACGCAATCGACATTATCGGCAAGAACCACGATGACTACGCCGACGGCTCTGGTAAAGCCCCGCTGACGTTCCAGATGCACACGACTTACGCGACGCAGTATAAGATGAACAACAACGATAGCAACAGCGGCGGTTGGGCAGGATGCTTGCTGCGAGGAAACGGTGGTTTCAAGACGATCAAATCGAAAATGCCGGCAGAGGTCGTGACTGCGATGAAGGCCGTGACAAAGAAGACCTCGTTAGGCAGCGCCAGCTCGGCTATCGAAACGACGGAGGACACGCTGTTCCTGTTGTCGGAGATCGAGGTGCAGGGCACGCGGACGCATTCCTACGCGGGCGAGGGCATGCAGTACACGTATTACCAGACGGCGGCCAACCGGAAGAAAAACCGCGCGTGGTATCTGCGCTCGCCGAGGACCAACAGCACCACCTGCTTCTGCAGAACGGGATGGAACGGTGAAGCGGACTGGAGCGTCGCGTCCGAGGTGGATGGCATCGCGGCGGCATGGTGCTTTTAAGGAAAGGAGAGACGGGGAGAGGCAATGATCTATCTGAAGGTACAGGAGAATGAATATCCGGCATACATCAGCGGAAGGCTGATCGACCGCGACTGGGACGGGCGCGCGTCCAAGTCCATTCTGATAAACAAGCCGACGGGCGTTAAGGAGCTTCTATGAGTACGATTATTGACACCCTCATCACCGACCGAACTGCAGCGGACGTCGCACGCTTGCACGAGTTGGCCGTGAAGGGCTACGCGGGCATGACGGCGGCGGAGCTGGCGGAGTGGCTGGCGGGGATGAAGGGCGCATACAACGCCGTTGACCTAAACCGCGTCGGGACGGCGCTGAACTACCTCCGCGACCGCCTGACCGGCGTCTGCGGCAGGGATATCACGTGGCAGGCGAAGACAGATTGGGCTATGACGGACGTTATAACAGCCGCACAGGGCAGCGCATACCACGACCAGATCAGCGACGTCCGCGCTGCGCTCACCTACCCCGCAAATGCCCCGGATGTGCCGGAGATCGCGTTGCTGACGTATGCGGGCGCAAACGATATCGAACGCATCCTGACCATCTGCGAGACGCTGGTCGACAATGTGATAAATGCGTTTCGCTACACCGGCGCGGCGGAGTGCGCCGCGGGAGGATTACTATGACAGACAGACAACCGACACAGGTACTGGCGAACGGGGCCATCCGCTATGGCATCTACCGCGCGGATGGCACGCTCGACCACTATGAATATCTCCGGCGCGAGGACGCGCCGACCGTCGAGGGAACGCCTCTCAGCAAGGCAAATCTTCTCTCGGACGCCACAGCTTCGAAGCTCTGGCCCGGCAGCAACAAACCGGAGGACCCAACTGTCAACCAGGCATTTGAAAAGCTATCGAAGGGTATGCACCTCATCGGCGATATCGAGCTGACGTCCCGTGAAGCACCGTCTTCCGCGTGGTTGCCCTGTGATGGACGCTACATTTCGCAAGCTGATTACCCTGAGCTGTTCAGCATTTTGCGTGTGACTGCAAGTCAAGGCAACTGGGACACACAGGTTGTGGACACTAATAGCAAGCCTGACGCTGCGGGAGATATTATTTCGTACGCAAATAGTACTTGGTTTCGAACAAGAGTGCAGTACGTAAGTCAGAAGGAGTTCTATACTGCTAAAATGTGGTACTCGAGTGATGACATGAATTCGTGGCATAAGATATCTGTTGCGAATAATGTGCATCAACTTACGCCTATACACTACTATGAGAATAAATACGTATGCATCGCTATTAAGTATGTTCCATACAGTAGCGGTATTCGTGCGCACTACACAGGCTATATCTACTATGCGAGCCAGCCTGCTGGACCGTGGACCATCGGAGGTGAGGTACAACAGGAGATAGATTCATTTGTACCTGGCGATAGTGCTGAGGACATTATCACAGATGGCACGAAATACTATCTGGTAGAGAAAGAGCAGTACGGTATGACCTCGTCTTTAAGCTTATTTCCTCCAGCATGGCAGACAAGCGATTTCGGAGGTGGAACATCTTCGGGCTCTGATTCAAACACTGTAGAAAATATTGCATATAACGAGGCTGATGGTTACTTCTACGGCGCAAAGGGCACACACAAATATTCGAGTGCCAATCAGTTAGCTCGAACGCGTACTCCAGACGACTATAACTCCTGGCAGGTGATATACTCTGAGCAAGGCGACTACATCGGTATTGCAGTTGAAGGAAATTTAATTCTAGCTCTCGGAAAGGGTACAGCGCCACGCAATTATGTGTACTCAGTTGATGGGGGTAAAACGTTCAAGACAGCGTCCCTTACTACCAAACCGAACGTGAGCCCCCAGCGTGATTGGGTAAAAATTGTTGGTGGAATTGCTGTACTATCTACGCGAACAGTTGTACAGGAGGCTGACAGTGCTCCTAAATTACTGTACACAGACGATCTGACTCAAGGATTTTTATCCATTGATGCACCGACAGATGTTAATACTTTTGCAGGTAACGGTTCTGGCTTAATCGTTGGTGCATTAAAATCGCAAGGAGCCTCTAGCGTCAACATCTACAGAGATTTTACTTATGATGCTAAGAAAATCCCAACGATCACTCCGGACAGTCGCAGTCATGCCTACATCAAGGCCGTGGAGGAATGAGCCATGCGGGACAGAAAAGGGACGAACGATCTGGCGAACGGCGCGGTTTGCTACTGGGCCTATGACGCGGCGGGGAATCTGCTGCGTCAGGTCTGGCTCCGGCTGGAAGACGAACCGCTGGCCGAGGAAACGCCGCTCGTCAAGGCGAATCTGCTGACCGACGAGACTGCCGCCCTCCTCTGGACGGCGGACGACGCCCCGGCGGATCCGACCGTCAACGACGCGCTGGACAAGCTCTCCACGCCGCAGTACAAGATCGGCGATCTGCTCGTCACCGTGCGGGAGCTGGCCGCCCCGTGGCACGCCTGCGACGGCTCGACCTTCTCGCAGACGGACTACCCGGAGCTTTATACCCAGCTCGGCGGCGATACGCTGCCAAACGTCAGCTATTCCGACGATACGGTCACTTATATTAAAATGGCAAACGACTGACCGCCGGGAAATACATAAAAGAGGTAAAAACATGGATGCTGGAACCATCACGATCATCTGCGCCGTCCTCGGCTCGTCCGCGCTGACGACTGTCATTCAGGCCATCGTCGGCGCGGCGCAGAAAAAGAAAACACAGGCAGACTCCCAGGGCGACCACCTGACTGAGATCGACAAAAAGCTCGACCAGATGCAGAAGCACCAGGAAGAGCAATATCTGTCTATTCTGCGTCTGACGATCATGTCAGAGGAAATGCCAATGTCGGAGCGATTGATCGCGGGCAAAAAATACGTAGATCTGGGAGGAAACGGGGACGTCAAGCAATTCCTGCATCAGCTGGAAGTGCAGTGTGAAAGGAAGTGACGATGTGAGATTCAAACTCCGCTGGACAAAAGGCGAAATGTCCAAGACCATCGTGTTCTACTGCATCCGCGTGCTGACCCTCACGCTCGTGTGGGCGGTGCTGCTCGAGACAATCGCGGTCCTGTTTCAACTGGATATCGATCTTTCCGCCGTGCTGACGTTCACCGCCGCGGCGTTCGGCGGTGAGCTGCTTCTGCTCGCGTTCAAGCGGGTCTTCGCAAAAAAGGACAAAGACGAATAACCGGAACCACGAAAGGGGTACATATGGAAAACATCATCAAGCGGCTCGGGAATCTCCTGAGCGTCAAATCCATCGTTACACTTGGCCTGACCATCATCTTCGCCGTCCTCGCCCTGCGCGGAGATATCTCCGGCAAGGACTTCCTGACCATCTTCCTGACGGTCATCACCTTCTACTTCGGCACGCAGAGCCAGAAGGTGCAGGACGCTATCGATGGCGGCAGCACGAAGGAGGATACGCAGAAATGAGGGTCATGAAAGCGTCTGAACTCGTCAAGAAGCATATCGACGTCGCGAAAAACTACAAGACCGTCTACATGTGGGGCTGCTTCGGCTCGCCGGTCACGGATGGGATCATCACTGAGAAGGCAAAGCAATATCCAGACTGGTACGACGCCGCAAAGCAGGCCAGATTCCGCGGGCTGATCGGAAAGGGCTACTTTGGCTTTGACTGCGTGAATCTCACAAAGGGGATCCTGTGGGGATGGAACGGCAACAAAAATGCCTACCACGGCGGCGCCCGCTACGCCGGAAACGCCGTCCCGGACGTGTCCGCCGACGGCATGATCGCCAAATGCAAGGACGTATCCGCATCCGCCTGGGACAAACTCGTCCCCGGCGAAGGACTGTGGATGCCGGGCCATTGGGGCATGTACATCGGCGACGGCCTTGCGGTCGAATGCACGCCGATCTGGGACAATGGCGTGCAGATCACATGCGTCGGCAACATCGGCCTCAAGGGCGGCTACAACAGCCGTGTGTGGAAGAAGCACGGAAAGCTCCCGTGGGTAGAGTACGATACGGAAACGGTCGACAGGGCCGTCGAGGACGCAAAGGCAACGATCAAAGCCAAGGCCGGGCTTGCGGACGGCACGATCGACTATCTGGCGGCGTACAAGTACGGCGCAGATCTTCTCAAGAAGCTGGCAGCAGCAATGAAGTAAGGAGGCGGCGCTATGTCTCCGCAAGCGCGGTATAAACTTCCCCCGGAGTTGGACGGCCTGACGCGGAAAAGCATGGAAACCGTGATCTATCAGGCCAATCTTGGACGGGAGAATTCGCAAATCGCGCAGCTTTATTTCGTGGATAAGCTCCCGCAAGTGGACGTTGCAACAGAATTGTATCTTGGCCGCGCCACCGTGCAGCGCCGCCTTCCGGAGATCATGGCGCGGATGAAGTCTGCGTCCGGAAGCCTCCCAAACTGAGCAGAACTGATGCACAACTGAGGCAAAACTGAGGCACATCAAAACAGAAAAAAGCCCATACTGGACACATCAAAGGAGTGTTCGGTATGGGCTTTTCTTATTTTAATCCGAACCCTGCCGGGCAGAAGGTCGGGGACTGCACCGTCCGGGCTATCGCAAAGGCGACCGGGAGGAGCTGGGACGAGGTGTATATCGGCCTGTGCCTGCAGGGGCTCATCATGGGCGATCTGCCGAGCGCAAACAGTGTGTGGAGCGCTTACCTCCGGCAGCAGGGCTTTACCCGGAACGTGATCCCGAACACGTGCCCGGACTGCTATACCGTCGCGGATTTCTGCGCAGATCATCCGCGTGGGGTGTACGTGCTGGCGTTATCAAGCCACGTTGTGTGCGTGGAAGATGGGACGTATTTTGACACGTGGGATTCTGGGAGTGAAATTCCACTGTTCTATTGGGCAAAGGAGGATAAATGATGTTCGGACAACAGCCGTATGTGTATCAGCAGCCAATTTACAATCAGCCAATCGGTCAGCCAATGCAGGAGCCAATGATGCGCCCACAGTATCAGCCTGCGCCGCAGATGCAGCAATATCAGCCGCAGCCACAGCAGACGCAGAATCAGTCGATCATCTGGATTCCGAACGAACAGGCCGCAAACGACTTTATCGTCGCGCCCAACAACGCGGTAACGCTTTGGGATATGAACGCGCCGGTCGTGTACGTCAAAAAGGCCGACGCAAGCGGAAAGCCGACCATGACGACCTACGACCTTGTGGAGCGCGCACAGGCCGTTATAACGCCCACAGCGGCGCGAAAAGACATGATGGAGGAATACGTGACGCGCAAGGAGTTTGACGAGCTTGTGGCGAAGCTGGCCGCTCCAAGCGTCAGACCGCGAAAGGTAAAGGAGGCGGACAATGAACCCACTGTTTAACGCGCTCGGCGGCGGGCAAATGCCCGGCCAGATGGGGAAATTTCAAAATATGGTGCAACAGTTCCGGCAGTTTCAGAACAGCTTTCATGGTGATCCAAAAGCAGAGGTCGAAAAGCTGGTGCAAAGCGGGAAGATATCACAGCAGCAGTTAAATCAGCTGCAGCAGGTGGCTGGGCAGTTCCGACAGCTGCTCGGATAACAGATTTCAATTCGTGGCCACGATTGAGATAAATATTTTGAATCTACGAAAGGAATGAAAAATATGAGTTTGAATGACGGCTCTCCGACCATGACAATGCCCGTTGCGCCTACCGGCATGACAGGCGGCGGATGGGGCGGCTTTGGCGGTGATAATGGCTGGTGGATCATCATCCTGTTCCTTGCCATTTTCTGCGGCTGGGGCGGCAACGGAAACGGATTCGGCAACAACGGCAGGAATTCCGGCGGCGTTGTAGACGGCTATGTGCTGGCCTCTGACTTCTCCAACATCGAGCGCAAGCTTGACAACGTAAACAACGGTATCTGTGATGGCTTCTACGCCATGAATACGGGCATGCTCAACGGCTTTGCAGGTGTGACACAGGCTGTGACTTCCGGCTTCTCGCAGGCCGAGCTTTCCCGCTGCAACCAGCAGGCCGCGCTTATGCAGCAGCTGAACAACATGGCGATGCAGGCGCAGGAGTGCTGCTGCGAAAACCGCGCTGCAATCGCCCAGGTGCGCTACGACATGGCGACGCAGGCATGCGACACCCGCAACACCGTGCAGAACACCACCCGCGACATCATCGACGCCATGAACTGCGGCTTCCGCAGCATCGACCAGCGTCTGACGGCGCAGGAGCTTGCGGCGAAGGACGCGAAGATCGCCGAGCAGGGCCAGCAGCTCTTTGCTGCGCAGCTTGCGGCAAGCCAGAACGCACAGACGCTCGATCTGCGTAACTACGTGAGCGGGCAGCTGGCGTATTATAACCCGCGCCCGGTTCCGTCCTTCGCAGTCCCGGCCCCGTACCAGTACGCAGGATGCAACGGCTATAACGGCGGTTACAACTACGGCTGCGGCAACTGCGCGTAACAACTCCACATCGTAGAGCTTTTTCGTGGCCTCACGAAAATGGTCGGCCCCATTGCCGATACTCGACAGCAACGCGGCGGGGCGACTGCTCCGCCGCTATATTTTTACGAAAGGACTGATTTTATGGCCGAATTTACCAATTCCAACATCGTCAGCGTCGCCGCTGGGCAGAACGTACCGCTGACAGAAACTGCAGTTAGCAGCAAACCGTGTATCGTGCACCGCAAGGGCAGCGGGCAGGTAACCCTTCGCGGACTGACCAACCAGTGCAGAGCGATTTTTAAGGTCTCTTATGGCGGCAATATCGCTATCCCGACCGGTGGCACAGTCGAGGCGATCACCGCCGCGCTTGCGATTAACGGCGAAGCTCTGACTAGCGCGACTGCAACTGTTACTCCGGCTGCGGTCGAAAACTACTTTAATATCTATGTTTCCGCGCAGGTAAGCGTACCGAAGGGCTGCTGCGTGACGGTAGGCATGCGCAACACCAGCACGCAGGCGGTTAATTTTGCGAACAGCAACCTGACCGTCGAGCGTGTGGCTTGAAAGGAGGAAGCAGCATGTATGATCTGAGAAATCTCCGCGAAATGCTCTGCAAGGAGCTGGACGAGATCGCAGACAAGCGCGAAATGTCTGCGGGCGATCTGGACGCGATCCAGAAGCTGACGAGTTCCATCAAAAACACCTATAAGATCGAAATGATTGAGGACGGCGGTTATTCCCGAGACGGCGATTGGGAAGCCGACATGCGCGGCACATATGGACGCGGAAGTTCATACCGTGGGCGCCGCCGCGACGCAATGGGCCGCTACAGCCGCACGGACGCCCGCGAGCATATGCGCGCGCAACTTGAAGATATGATGCGCGACGCGGACGACGATAAGACCCGCGAAGCGATCCGCCGCTGCATGGAGCAGATCGACCGGGCATAAGGGGGATATGATATGCTGGATAAAGCCGAGATCCGCAAGGAGATAGCGCGGCTGGAATATGAGGAATCCAGCTATCCCAATTATGCCAAACTGGCAGATCTTTATGTGATACGCGACAGGATGCGGGAGGACGAACAGGGGGGCCGGAGTTCGCGCGTGCACGCTTATTCCGGAGCCAATGCACCTGCAGTGCAGGCGGCAGTTCCGCAGGCAGCGGCCACGCATATGGTAGGCAGCTACGGAGACAGTGACTTCCTGCGCGCCATCGCAGAAAAAGACCCGTCCAAAGTCTGGCCGATCGTGGACGAGCTGATGGATACGGTATTACTTGTCAAGCGAAGCGTGTATGATTCCGTTATGCGGAAGATATCCGATGCAAGATAAAACCGGTTACACTCTTATTACACTCAAGAGCAAGAAAAACCGTTGAAATTACTGCGTTTTTTATTGAATGGGGTTCAAGAGGCCGCTGGTTCGAATCCAGTCACTCGGACCAATGTAAAACGGGAAAAGCCCTGAAACTGCAAAGGTTTCAGGGCTTTTTCTTTTCTTCTCCGTAAAGGAAAAATCACGCCAGATTTCGAGAAATCACGTTGGGTTACACTCCCGGTTACACTCCACTTTTTATCCTAGATCGCGTTTATGATTTTCTTCAAGTCTTCCAGATTCACGTCTTGGTAGTACCGGAGCATCTCAGGGCTTGCGTGGCCGATCAATTTCATTTTATCCTTGTCGGGCGCAACAACTTTTTTCATCAATGTCGCGAATGTGTGCCTGCATGTATGCGGCGAATATTTGTGGATTCCGTTTACCATTGGGTTTTCAATGCCGACGGCTTCTAGTGTGGGGTAAAAAACAGCGTCCCGGAATCTATCATAGGAAAATTGGTTACCTTTTTCATCGCAGAACAACGCGCCGGACGCTTTTCCTGCGTAAAGACGATCAATAATGGGCTGGATCTTCGGGCTGATGGGAACGACACGATTTCTTCCAGCCTCCGTTTTTGCACCACCGGTCAGCGTTTTTTTATTCGCATCGTAGTTGTCAACGCTCAGTGCCAGCAGTTCTGACGGTCTGAAGCCGAGATAGCACATTGCGTAAATATAATCCGCGAACGGAATTATGCTGACAGCGTCTCGTATTCTTTCAATCTGTTCTTGCGTAAAGCTTTCCCTCGCCGCTCCGAACTCTCCGCTGACAATCAGATATTGCCCTAAATTCAGTTCTGCGTAGCCGCGCGGAACTGCGTACTTGTACATAAGCCCTGCTAACGCTTTCATGTTTTCTTTTGTTCTTCTTCCTCTCGGGCATTCGTCCATGCATTCCTGCAAATCATCTATTTCTATATCTTCCAGTTTCCAGAACTCAACTTGATAAAAGTATTTTTCGGCTGATTTGTAGCAATCAATTGTGGATTTCCCAGCTCTGTGAGTGGGGAGCCACATTTCGTAGAGTTCGCGCCATGTAATTGCTTTTTCACGCTTCTTCTGCCCGGCCAACATCGGCAGGTAGTCAAGCGCTTCTTTTTTTGTGCGGAATCCGCATTTCCGAGCGACAACGCGCTTTACAGATCCGTTTTCTTCTCGGTATCCCTTTGTTATTTCCGCTACCCATTTATCGTTGCGCCGGTATACCGAGCCCGTGCCGTTCCCGCGTTTTGTGGCCTTTTTTGTTTGCTGTTTTTTCCCGCACCAGCAACAGTAGGGCACGCCGTCTGGGATTTCTTTTTTACACTTGATGCACTCCATGTTTCACTCCACGTTCTTTTCGGATTGCATAGAAAGTAATTGCCGAAGCCAGCGCTGAACCTACGATCAGGGCAATGCAAACCCATGCAGCTACGGACAAATCTCCACCGCGAATGAGGCCTGCGCTCCGACTCTTCGCATCCATCACAAGGCAGGCAATCAGAGAAAAGGAGAGCAGCATACAAAACAGGGCGAGGACGTAACACATTGTATGTGTAGACCTTATCTGTGCGCTCTGTGCGGCCGCTGTTGCCTCCAGCTTGGCGTTTTCAATTTTGACATGATGCATCTGCTCGGTTAGTTCTTCCGGGCTTTCTGCGGGCTGGGCAAGCCCGCACAGCTCATCCAGCGACAGACCGAGAACGAGGCATAGCGCGGCAGAATTGTACAGTTTCGGGTCTTGCTGTGTTCCTGCGCAGAGCTTCGTCACAGCCGATCTGGAAACGCCGGATTCCTCGACAAGTCTGTCGATGGTGTAATGCTGATCTTCCTTCGCCCGCTTTATGTTCCTCTGATATGTAGAAAAATATGGGGCGAGTTCCTGAATTGCCGACATGATATACCTCCATTTTCACATATATTTCGCTGATTCTTCTGCTATGGGTATGGTTTTACCAATTTGAGGGTGGACATTTCTGCCGCTTTTGCTATGCTGGTTACAGGCGCGTGAGAAAGCCCCACCGCCGGGGGAGCGACGGTGGGGCTTTCTTAAACATTCCATTATACAAAATAGTCTGTCCCATAATTGCCGCTTACGAGGGTTACCGGACGAAGAAAATACAAGGTGTTCTTTGTGGAAGATTCCAAATTGAAATTCTTGAACAGACGTTCTAAAATATGGAGGTACACAAAATGCAGAGCATCAATATTCGCTTTGAAAACGGGAAAGTAAACATCATCGTAGACGGGGCACTTTTCAAGGACGTTCACAGTCTGAGCCTCGACTATATCAAGGGAGCGCCTATGCTCTTTGCCTGTGTCTCCGATGTAGGGGAGCAGCAGGACAAACGGCGGGAGCCGCGGGTCCTGCACTAGTCATAGTACTCCATGCGCATGGACGGTATTGTGACTTGGTTGCCAAGCACAGCAATATAAGTTTGCACGCCCTTGCATTCACCGTAGCACGTTATCTGATCGTTCTCCAAAATGCGGCTTTCTCCTTCTGGCCTTGAGTATGTTACATACCAGATCCCAAAAGGTGTTTGCACGCGAAGCGTGACGGAGTTCAGGAATCCCTCTTGAACTTCAATGACTGTTCCACTTATTACAACTTTTCTCCCCTTGTAATCGTCCGGATCTCTTGAAATCGCGGAATAAGAAAGATCCTCACATTGCGCTATGTATTCTTCGCGAGAAAGCTCTTTCGGCTTGTCTTCTTCGCTTTCAAGTACATACTCGGTGCCTGTGTTCTCCGTTTGCTTTTCGAGTTCGTTATTTGGCTCATAGTTTTGCGGCGAAGAGGGAGCTACCGAAATCATGCTTGATAAACTGACAACGCACAGAGCGCACAGAATCGCGACAAGCACTTTTCCGAGCGGAGACAACTTCTTTTTGTTTTTTGCCCCGCAAGCCGGGCACCGCTTTACCTTCGCGTTGATCTGCGCCCCGCACGTCTTGCATACGATTTTTCTGTTTGGAGCCTGACAGTACGGGCAGAACTTCTCTCTTTCGTCAAACTCTTCCCCGCACCGCGGGCAGATCACGTGATAGATCTGCTTCTGCATACAACATCGCCCTCCATATATTTTGGTAATACTTGTATAGTATCACCAAAACGAAACAGCCGCAATGCTGAACCTGCACAAAAATAGACGTTGAAATTTGGAAGTTTGGAGATAGGAGGCCTCAATGCTGGAAAATTTACAGGAAGTGTGCTATGATAGCAACCAGATAGAGCGGATTCGCACAAAGCTAAAGCGGATCGTGTTAGAACTTTCGGTTGAAGAACAGGAAGAACTTTTGAGAATGATTAAGGAGGGTATGCATGAGTAAGCCGTTCACTCCGATTCATGTAATGACTGAAGCGTTTCGGAAAGCCATGTATGATATTGTTGCAGAAGCGCAAGAGCAGACACCTGCTCAACGGAAAGCGAAGGAGGGTAAGTGTGTTCACAACAAGAAATGAGCTAAAGCGCAGAATTGCGGACCTTGAACGAGAACGTGACGCGCTTTTGCGGGAGCGCGAAATTGCAGACAACAGCGGCCTAGCAAAATGCAAGGGAATCATGTGCAGAAGTTGCGAACACGCTGTCTTTATTTCTAATATATGTGGGTCTAGCAGACTTCTTGGCTGCGATCTAACGACAAACTGCGATAACTACAAAAGGATTCCCCACAGCGCAGCTAAGGCTTGACAATCGATACAATAAGGCTGGAAATAGCAATCAGCGTCGTAATTAAATACGGAACCCAGAAATTCCTTCCGTCGCGTCTCCTTTGATCTACATAAGCGCGACCAGCATATGTGATCTCATAGCCAAATTGCTTGTGATCTCCAACATCGTTAATAGATTCGCTGGATTCCCAAGTGGATATGAACTTCTCAGAACAAAGAGCGGAAACACACAGACTGCTGCTTTCTCTTTCTTCTTCGTGTGTTTCTGCCTGAATTTCGTCAAAAGTCAACCGATCTTTTTTGTAGAAAAGGACTAGAAGTTTGTACGCTTTTTTATCAAGCATAGTCAACCCCTCTGGCTTTTCAAATACCGGATATATTTGATCACGTCAGCGAGTTCTTCGCCGGACGCAGAATCCAGAAAGTCTAATATCTCCTGCGCGGCAGGACTCACCGCCTCATCCTTCGGGATGGGGTCTTTTTTTATGCCCGCAGACGGGTCATCGTCCGGCAGCAGGTCTGCCACTGATACACCGAGATATTCTGCGATAATTTTAAGATTTTTCATAGAAGGGTTTGTTTTCCCTGTGTTCCATAGAGAGTACGATGCAGACGTAATACCGCAATCCTTATAAAACTGCTGTTTCGGTATACCTTTTGCAGCAAGCAGGGCGTTGATTCGTGCGACTATGGGCGATTTAACCGCAAAGTCCGGCATTGGGTCTACGCCATATAAGAGATATTCTGTCGTTACCCCAATTACACTGGCTGCACGTTGAACTTTTTTTATACTTGGCGCGTGTTTTCCCGTGTTCCATTGAGAGAAAGACCCAGACGATATTCCGCTTTTTTCGTAAAACTCTTGCTTTGTCATCCCAATTTCAGCAAGCCTTATTTCTATTCTTCTTATAACGGACTGTACGTCAAATTGCATAAAAAACCCCTTATAAATTTAGCGAAAAAGTACCCTTAACAATCCTAAGTTTTTATTGACTTTTAGTATATCCTTAATTATACTAAGAGTTGTGAGGGGCAAATCTAATAAGTGAGGTGATGGCGTGAAGAAAGACAAGTATATATGGGGATTTCAGATTGTTGGTTCAGACTGCGGCTATGACCAGTTCGGTACGTTCCATTGCGCGTGCGGTCATTGCCTTCCGTTACGAGTTGATGTAAGTAAGGGCGGCAAATATCGCGGCAGCGACTGCGGCGACGGCAGATACGACGGTGAAAAACATGTTGATAAGAAACCGCCTTTTCTCCGTGCGTGCTTTCGAGCCTTCGGTTTCGACAAGCACATTTAGCCCGTTTTCTTCTATGGATTTGTAACGCTTATTCCGATTGAGAAACAACCTGATTCTTTCTCTGAACGACTTGCACATGATTCATGCCTCGGCTTATGAGGCGTGAAAAGAACACCGCCCCGGACAGCTTATCGGATTGTTTAATAATGATAGGTGGTACTTTCATAATAACACAATTCACTAAGTTGTCAAGAAAAACTTAGTATTCTCAGACAGGAGGTATGTAAAGGCATGGGTTTTAAGGAAGCGAGGCTTGCCGCCGGATTGACCGTTCAACAGGTAGTCAAGGCGCTAAAGGTTTCAGACGCATCCGTTTATCTGTGGGAAACCGGGCAGATGTATCCGAAGACGGCGCGCCTGCACGAAATCGCAGATCTGTACGGCTGCACAGTGGACGAGCTTTTAAAGCCGAGAAAGGAGGGAAAATGACGCTGGACGATATCCGGGCAATGTCAAAGCCCACAATCCTCGCAAGCGAGGCGGCGCAGGTGCTCGGCTGTAACCCGCAATGGCTTCGCTTGATGGCGAGGGAACGGCCTGAAAAGCTGGGTTTCCCGGTCTGCTGCACAAGCAAGCACAGAGTAAAGATCCCGAGAGAGCCGTTTTTGCGGTTTCTCGGAGCATGAGGAGGAACAAATGAAAGTTAGAACTGCCGGGAACAGGAACAGAAGGAGGATGCAGCATGGCGGAAGTGAAGACCTACACCCTGACGCTGGATGCGCAGGAGCTGCATGATCTGATCGAGGCGGCGATAGTCTGCGAGTGCCAGGCGGCGCAGATCATTAACGGACTCAAGCGCAAGGGGCTTGACCTGGACGCGCAGAAGCTCGTGACACAAAACGCCCGTCTGGCGCGTCTCGTCAGGCGGATGCAGGAGACGAAGGAGGATAAGCGGAATGCGGAAACTGATTCTCAGCGGAGACGATTGGTTTGAGCTGAAGCACACGCTGGAGCTACTTGTGATCGCGACCCACAATGAGGCCAATGAGTTTGAGGCAATGGCCGCACACCAGCCCGCGGAAATAGCGGAGCGGGCTGCAAACCTCGCAAAACGCCGCCGGGAAAGGATGGAGAACTATAAACGGCTTATGGCACTGGTAGAATCGGCAGAACGGCTGCCGGATACGAAGGAGGACGCAGAATGAGAACCAATCTTGCAGAACGGCTCGGGTATGAGCCGGAGGAAACGACTGAGGAACGCCGGGAACGGCTGCGGGAGGAATTGGAGGCCCGCAAGGCAACACTGCGGATCGTCAAGGGCCTGTGCCTTTGGACGAGCGGCGCGGCGATGATCCTGTCGGCGGTGGCCGGGATGGCGGAAATGACGTATGAATGCGTTCTGACCGGTCTGGTCGCAATCGTCGCGCTGCTGTACGGGCTGGCATGACGGAAGCGGATCTGCTGAAGACTCCCTGCGAGCTTTGCAGAGAGCGCGGACTATGGCGCTCCGGCTGCACCACAGACGGCCAATTCTCCTGCGGCATCTATTGGGAAATCCTGTTCGAGCAATGGGACGCGACCTGCAAGCTTATCCGAGAGCGCACGAAAAAGAAATGACCCCTGCCGCGCTGCAACGCGACAGAGGCCGAAAGGAAACTTAAGACGCCTTTATTATAGGGCAGAAAGGGAACTATGTCAAGTTTAACGGATTCCCGCGTTCGACATGGTGCGAAAGCCTGCGTAGACGCGGTACATCGGGCCGACTACCCGAAGTTTAACAAATGCCTGCTTTCTCAGTGCGAAGCGCCGGAGAAATACGGCGTGCAGCTTGTTCCGGAGGCAGCTGCGGCGATCAAGGCGCTGGACGCGCCCAAGAACCGCGCAGATCGCCGGAAGAAGACGAACCGGTATTACTTCCGCCTGACGGACGATCAGGCTAAGAAGCTGGACAGGCTTCTGAAAAAGCTGGGCTATTCCACGGTTCAGAGCTTCTGTGAAGCGCTGATCCGCCAGGAGGTGAGCCGTAATGGCGTATGACGGCGAAAATCTATACTTGAGCATTCCGGAGCCGGAGTATGAGCCGGACGAGCCGGAGGACGAAGACCGCTACTTGTTCCCGCCGCTGTGGCTGGTGGGAAAGATGAAACAGGAGGATCAACATGAAAGTTTATAAAGGCACGGATAAGGATATGAAGTGCCGCGGGTTTCAATACAAACTCGGCGAAACCGCCGTTTTTGATGGAGAGCCGCATCTTTGCGAGGCTGGCCTGCACGCGTGCGAACAACCGATTGATGTGCTGAACCACTACGCACCGAATGCAAGCCGGTACTTTGAGGCAGAGGCAGAAGAGGTATCTGCCGAACGTGAATCATCGGATAGCAAGATTGTTGCGAAGAAAATGACACTGAAAGCCGAGATTGGCGTTCCTGGCCTCGTGAAAGCGCAGATCGAATATGTCAAGAGCCAAATCGGATTTGACGACGCGATCAAGCGCGCAAACGCCGAAAAAGAGAATCATGCCACAGGCTATCTGGGCGCAGCCTCCGCCACAGGCTATCTGGGCGCAGCCTCCGCCACAGGCAATCTGGGCGCAGCCTCCGCCACAGGCGATCGGGGCGCAGCCTCCGCCACAGGCGATCGGGGCGC